AAATATTGAACGTACCTTGGAAATTAGGTATTATCGATAATTGTCTAAAACCAGATATCGCAGACTATATTAGAGATAATTTTCCTGAAACAAAAAATACTAGACTAAAAGATTTTTACCAACATGCTGGACCTGCAAAATTAAATGATCGTATATTTCATGATTTTTTTCTAGAAAATTGGACGAGACGCGATGAACTACATTTAAAGGCGCATGAAATTTTAAATATTCCGACACCAGAAGATAGTGTTTTATCGCGATGGAATTATACTTATTTTCCAGCAGGTAATCCAAAAGAAGTTGTAAGAGATTGGCATACGGATCTTGAAGATAAGAAACTGCAGTTTATCCTTTATCTTGGTCACAATAGTCGTCATACAACATTTCAGACAGAAGGAATTCAGATGCCATTTGTGCACAATCGATTGATATTTTGGCATGCAACACCATATACATCACATAGATTTTTTTATTGCAAAACAAAAAGATGTACGGTAAATTTAACAAGTCAAATGAATGATTCTCCAACCAATTTTAATGGATTAGAAGATTACATATGACAAATCGATATCGTAGAGCATTAGTTGAAGCAGTGACAGATACGCTGCTCGCCACACCACTCAATATGGCAATTAGTTGGGTATTATTGTGGTTTGCATTTCAATATATGTGGGGACCGACAGTTACAATGTTTGTTCAAACTGGTATAATGTTTATTTTTGCAGTTAGCCGTAAGGTGTATCTGCGTTTATATTTTGAGAAAAGATATGGCTCACAACAACCACGTAATTGATGGAGTAAATAAGGATGTCGGCATCTTCGGTTACGAGGCTGCTAAAGACTACTACTTGGAGATGTGTGATGGATGGACACCATACAATGATGACCCAGTTGTCAAAGTACATGACGGAGTGCGAGTTGTCAGGGACGACCTTATACTTGGAACCAAAACTCGAGCTGGTGATCTTCTTGCTGCTCGTTGCCCGTCTGATACTATGGTTTATTGTCAGCCTCGGACTGGTCTTGCCGGCGTATCTCTACTTGACGTAGCTAAACATCATGGCAAGAAGGTGAAGTTGTTTATGCCTTCTTCTAAACGAGTGTCGCTACATCAAGCTTGTTGCATTGAGCGTGGTGCTGATGTAGAATTTCATCGCATTGCTGCGATGCCAAACCTTAATAAAAAGGCGAAAGAATATGCTGAACGAACTGGCACGTACTTCATCCCCCTCGGACTCAAACACGAACTCGCCACTGCGGGAATTGTCTATGCGGCTAATAAGATACCTGAGCCCGAAATCGTATACGTCGCTATCTCTACTGGTGTTCTTACAAGAGCTCTTCAGATTGCATGGCCCAATGCTACCTTCCGTTGCGTTGCTGTTGCTAGGAACCTTAAAGCAGGCGAGTTAGGTCGAGCCGAAGTCATATCAGAACCACTTGCTTTTACTCAGTCAGAGAAGAAAGAAAATCTACCTCCGTTCCCCACCATTGACACATATGACGGCAAAGTATGGAAGTACATACCTAAAAATACCAATCAGGACATACTTTTCTGGAACGTAGGTACTGAACCTGTTTTACAAGATGAGACGATTTATGATAGAATAGATTCATATCGTCAGTGGGAAAAACAAAATGTTTAACAATATGTTTGCTCTTCAATTATTACCATTAGCTAAAAAGGAATTGAAGAGTGTGTGTGAAATAGGTAATCAAACGCTAAACGTAGCACCTGGAATAAAAGAAATATTTTTGCGTGATGGTTATGATGTTACAAAATGTCAGACAGTAAAACAGTTTTACGAAGTATTAGGTTTTCAAAAATATCTTGCTATTGATGTCAATACAGATAAAGATGCAATAGCACTAGATTTGAACAATGTTGTTTATGATAAATTCAATGAAAAGTTTGATTTAGTTACTAATAATGGAACAAGCGAACATATTTTTAATCAGAACTCGGTTTTTACAAATATCCACAATTTGTGCAATGTAGGCGGGTATATGATACATGTTTTGCCTTGTACTGGATGGGTAGATCACGGATTCTATAACTATAATCCAAACATGTTTACAGCTATTGCTGAACAAAATAATTATAATATAGAATGGACTGGATTTGGTGTTACTAATGCTGATATTATTTGTAGAGCAAATTTCTATGATGTTAAAGAAAGAAATCCATCGCGAAAAGAATATGTAGAAATATTAAGTCAAATGGGTAATGATACCATGTTGATGGCAGTAATGCAAAAAACAAATGATAATGAATTTAAAATTCCAATGCAAAAAATCTATAGTGATAGCATTGAAGACCAAATTATTTGGAAAAACTATAGATGAAATTCAGGGTTCCAAATTTATCTGTTTATACCAAAGATAAATTACAAATTATTCAAGAAGATGATGGTCTAAATTTATATTTTAATAATGCTAGACAAATGACTACAGGATTTAATCATCATTCACAATTTTTTGAGGTCTATAGTCATACACATATTGCGCATGGTCATGTGATAGCGTCAGGTTTAGGATTTTTATTTAGAGAATTGATGTTGTTAGAAAATCCTCATGTCACAAAAATTACAATTCTAGAAAAGTGTGAAGAGTTAATAGAGTATCATTTAAAATTTAATTGTGATATAATGGATCAAATTGAAGTTATTCATTGTGATGCCGATACCTTTAAAGGTAGTTGCGATACATTTTTAATGGATCATGTAGAGTATGGCAATCATATTGATCATTTTAAAAATTGTCTAAATAATATTCAATGTACAAATTCGTGGTTTTGGCCAATAGAATTATATTGTGTAAATTACGATGAGTATTCTAGTTTGAGAAAAGAAATTTCTACTTTGCCTAATCTTCAAAGACTAGAGTATGAATTATTGAAAGAAACATTCGACCGCGACAGAGTGTGGTTACCTATATCAAAGGAAAATTATGAAAGGTTTAGTAGCATCACCATTTAATGTCATCTCAAAATCTATGGACAGTCATCGCGCTGCTCAAGGTGTCATTTATGCAGATCAACTCAACGTAGCTGGTAGAAACGTTGACATCTGTATGTCTGGGTTTCTCTACAAGGAAGATTGGAACCAATACGATGAACTATACGTATATCATGGGAATGATTGGGGCGGCTCTCTGAATCTGTTTGGTGGCTTACAAAATTATAGTGGTATCTACAACTTTGTCAATTTCTCAAAGTTCAAAGGCAAAGTATACTCGCTCGTCATCGATATGGTTGACTACTATGCCATTATGAAAGAGAAACTTGATAAAGCCAAAGAAAAAGGTCAAGAGTATAACGCCGAGTGGAACGAAGTTGATTGGGATAATCTCAAGCGTATGTGTACAGAAGCCGAGACAATCGATCCAAATACATTGAACCCATCTCGTAAGATTGCTATTGGTGACAGTCATGCTATTTGCATGTATCGTCCTGGTTGGCAGAACATCTCGGTACCATTTAAGACATTACATGGTGCATTGAAAGAAAGGCTCGATAGTTTTATTCCACACGGTTCTTATACTGATATCGAGTTTTATTTTGGTAACATCGATATTCGTCATCATCTCTGTAGACAAGATAACCCCGAATCGGCAACTAAAGAGCTAGTTGCTAAATATATTGAACAAGCTCGAGGCATTGCAGATTTTTATAATGCAACTGTTACATTGTACGAACCACTTCCTATTGAAAATCCGAGTCGTAAGATTCCAAAAACTGGATGGCATAAAGGTGCACCATTTTGCGGTGATTGGGCATCACGTAATTTTATTCGCAAACTCTTTCGAGAAGAGATTCGTAAAAATCAATGCTCTAATGTAAAATTGTACGAGTGGGTGGGAGAGATGATAAATAATCAAGGTGAGTTAGACTTTGAATATATGGAAAAACCCCAGTCCGTACACCTCTCTCGTCGATGGTATCCACATTGGCAAGGTTACGAGTATAGCCACGCTCCATACATCGAGTACACACCTATTCCAGAGAGTGAGAATAAGCCCACATCTCTAGAGGCATTTTTCTAGTTTACAAACCTACAGTTTTATGGTAGGATAGTATTTCAAAGTGAGGATATATTATGGAAATTAACGTTCCTGTTGAAGATTTGCGTAAACACAAATTGTTTATCGCTACACCAATGTATGGAGCTCAATGCTCTGGTATGTACACACGAGCTATGGCAGATTTGTCAGCTAAAATGGCTAGATATGGCATTCCGCTACAGTTTTATTATTTGTTCAATGAGTCGCTAATTACTCGAGCGCGCAATTATTGTGTTGATGAATTTATGCGATCTGATTGTACACATCTCCTATTTGTTGATTCTGATATCGGTTTTAAATCCGATGATGTTATAGCAATGTTAGGATTAGCTGTACAAAATGCAGATGAGTATGATGTATTGTGTGGCCCATATCCAAAGAAAACAATTTCTTGGGAAAAGATTGTACAAGCCGTAAATTCTGGTGTAGCTGATGAAAATCCTAACACACTAGAAAATTATGTTGGTGATTATGTATTCAACCCAGTAAAATCAAAGTCTATTAAGATTAGTGAGCCTGCAGAAGTAGCAGAAGGCGGTACTGGATTTATGTTGATTCAAAGAAGGGTATTCGAAGAATATGCTGAGAAATATCCTCAATTCATGTATAAACCAGATCACGTACGTACTGAAAAATTTGATGGTAGCCGTGAAATCATGGCATATTTTGATGCATTGATTGACGATAAGTCGCAGAACTTGATGAATGAAATTACATCATTCTACGATAAAAATCCTGATGCATCCAAAGATGATGTGATTAAATTCTTGTCCGATAAGAAGACAGGCATTCATCAAGAAACATATTCGAATCGATACTTGTCCGAAGACTATATGTTTTGTTATAATGTAAGACGTATGGGAAGGAAAGTGTGGATGTGCCCGTGGATTCAACTGAAGCATGTCGGCTCTTATACATTTGGTGGTTCACTAGCGCATATTGCATCAATTGGTGCAAGTGCAACAGCTGATCCTAAAAAACTTGGTAAGAAAAAGTAGGAAACTATATTATGAAACAAGATAATTCTTTTTTAGTAGCAACAAAAAATGGTGAAAATCAAAAATTCAATTGTTATCACAGAAATAGCAATGGTAAGTTTGCTTTGCGATTTTATACCTTCAATTATATTCCTGAAAAAAGTGGGAAAAAGAAAACTCAATGGAGTGGTAAAAAATGCACTTTCAATACGAAAGACGAAGCTATCAGAGCTGGTTATCTCATCGCTTCAGCATGTTCACACGCAAATGATGTACAAGAGTTGCGGCGTGTGGTAGAATTGAGATCTGATTATATTGACACATTTGGAGCTACAGCATGAAACTCAATACGCGATCAATTCAAGTTCTCAAGAACTTTGCGTCTATCAACCCGTCCATTCAGTTCTCTGAAGGCACAAATCTAAAGACCATCTCTCCTAACAAGACCATGATGGCTAAAGCTAAACTCGAGGATATTATTCCTTCGACATTTGCCATCTATGATTTGTCTCGTTTTCTCGGTGTTGTATCGTTGTTTGAAGATCCAGAGTTTGGTATCGAAACAAACATGGTCAATATCACCTCTCCTGGTCGAAAGGTTAGTTATACGTTTGCTGATCCTTCTACCATCATCACACCTCCAGATCGAGAGATCGTATTGGAAGACCCTGATGTTGTGTTCGAACTCAAGCATGAAAACTTTGCTGAGATCATGAAAGCACTTGGCGTCATGTCATTCCCTGATCTCGTAGTTGTCGGCGAAGACGGTAAGATTTTCTTACGTGCCACCGATACAAAAAATCCATCTTCTGATAAATACGACATCGAAGTTGGAACAACCGATCGTACCTTTACCGCAGTTTTCAAAACAGAAAACGTTAAGATCTTGCCGTCCTCCTACACGGTAAGTCTTTCCTCGAAGGGCATTTCTCACTTTGTGTCCGACGATGTAGAGTATTGGATCAGCCTCGAAGCTAACTCAACCTTCGAGTAATACGATCAAAAGGGGGCACGGAACAGCTTGACGTGTCTGCCATGCGCGAAGGGATGGGGCGACTGGCATTTTTATTTTATGAAAGTAGGTGATTTATGCGTGATGATTTTTTATGGGTCGAGAAGTATCGTCCCAAAACTGTAAGTGATACAATTCTACCTGTTGATCTGAAAAAAACATTTCAGCAGTTTGTCGATCAAGACAATATTCCAAACCTCATCCTCACTGGTGGTCCTGGTGTAGGTAAGACGACAGTCGCTCGAGCAATGCTAGAAGAACTTGACTGCGACTACATCGTCATCAATGGCTCGATGAATGGCAACATCGATACACTTCGTGTAGAGATTCAACAGTTTGCCTCATCAGTCTCACTCAGCGGTGGTCGTAAGTACGTCATCCTCGACGAAGCAGACTACCTCAATCCAAACTCAACTCAACCAGCACTTCGCAACTTCATGGAAGAATACTCCAAGAATTGCGGATTCATTCTGACTTGTAACTTCAAGAACAAGATCATCGATCCACTTCATTCACGATGCAGTGTGATCGAGTTTAAGATCGCCAAAGATGATAAGCCAGATATGGCAGCTCAACTCTTCAAGCGAGTCATCGGCATCCTCAAATCCGAGAATGTAGATTTCGATCAGAAAGCAGTTGCCGAGGTAATCAGTAAATATTTCCCAGATAATCGAAGGATTCTAAATGAACTACAACGATACTCTGCTACTGGCAGGATTGACACTGGTGTACTTGCTAATCTACACGAGACTACACTACAAAATCTTGTTGGAGCTTTACGAGACAAAGACTTTACCACCGTCCGAAAGTGGGTCGCAGACAACTCAGACGTAGAAGCAACTACCATCTTTCGTCAGATCTACAATAAGTGTTCTGACTTCATGAAACCTGGTAGTGTTCCTCAACTCGTTCTTATCCTCGCCGATTATCAATACAAGGATGCATTCGTCGCCGATCATGAGATCAACATGACTGCATGCCTTACCGAGATTATGGTCAACTGCGAGTTCTCGTAATGTGGAGAATTTGGGCCAAATCACTTGGTGAAAAAGTAGGTGAAACAGATTCACAAGCAGATGCAGTAGCTATCATCAGGACTTTCTGGTGGCTCCTCCATGTGATTACCTGTTTCTTTATAATCATACATAATGGTCATAATTTAGGATGGTGGTGATGTTTAAGAGAAAACGGAAGAGAACATGTCAAATATCTGAATGCAATAATGTACTGCCAGAAAAACCCGCTGTAATATACATGGGAGAATATGCGTTCGATGTATGTGAAGAATGTGAGAAGTTGATGGATATTATACAACAGAAAACGGAGGAGCATTATGGCGACGAGTCCCTTTGATTATCTCAACTCCATCAATGTCACAAAAAAGAATATGATGCGTGATACAGAGAATGATGCCCTTGCCGAGAAAGACTATAATGCCTTCATCGTTAACCGCGGACTGTCATACTTCCAAGATACTGTCACTATCGCAAATGAGATGAATATCCACCACGAGCTCGACCACCTCCTTCAATACGAGTTTCTTATAAATATTGTCAGACCACGAAAAAGATTCTCAAAGTGGTATAAGAAAGAGCAAGACAGTGATGTGGAAGCAGTTGCAGAGTTCTATGGATATAGCAATGAACGTGCCGCCCAAGCCCTTACTATACTGTCTGATGAGCAAATAAGAAGAATAAAAGAAAAATTAGAAAAAGGTGGTTAAGTATGAGTGCGGTAGAATCTCTAGTTGAAGTTACCCTCCAGAGTCAAGACGATTTCCTTAAGGTACGTGAAACACTTACACGTATCGGTATTGCATCTCCGAAAGAAAAGAAACTCTATCAGTCATGTCACATCCTTCATAAGCGTGGCAAATATTATATCGTTCACTTCAAAGAATTGTTTGCCCTCGATGGCAAGCCTACAAATTTCTCTGAAGAGGACCAAGGTAGACGCAATACAATTACAAAGCTTCTCTCAGACTGGAATCTCATTTCAGTCGTAAACGAAGGAGGCATCGAAGATCCAGCAGCCCCCATGAATCAAATCAAAATCATAGCCCATAAGGACAAGAATGACTGGGAATTGGTGGCCAAGTATAATATAGGGAATAAGAAGAAGTAGACGCAAGTTATTGATTTTCTTATGAAAAAAAATGTAACTAGTCGGCATGTACAACCCAAGCCCCATATAGTAGAATGGGCATCTAAATTGGAGATTGTATGACTACAGTATACACCAAAAAGCTTACTCCTGTCCAGCGCAAGTTGGCTCGGGATCTTATTCCTTTCTGTGCTAAGAAACTCATGCCTCGTATTAAAGACCTGCAGATCACAGTTATTGGTGTCAAGGATCTAGTAGAAAACGAAGGCATACATGCAGATGTCATCTACGAATATGTGGACGCTGTTGTCCGGCCGAAAGACTACACTATTCGTATAGATCTTGTCGATGATCTGCAAGAATTCGTACGTGTCATCTGCCATGAAATGGTCCACATCAAACAGTGGGCTCGTGGCGAGATGTACTCGTATGATCGTCATCCTAATCTGACTCGTTGGCATAAGCAAAAGATTGACCACGACAAGATGGATTACTTTGATCAACCATGGGAAATCGAAGCCCATGGCCGTGAAGAAGGCCTTACGGTCTCTTTCTTACAAGAACATGAAAAGTGGGCAGGATTTGTCTATGGAATTATTGAAGATTACAAAATGCAGCGACCAAAGCAAATGGTACTCAACCCACGTTGGTGAGATCTTTCCGCTAATCGAAACATTTCCAACAGAATATCTTACACGTCAATTACCTGATGACCAATTTGGTATTAGGTTCTTGAACTATATTGCAAAAGAAGATGCTGAGATAATTCATGAATGATGACGTAGTAGTAAAAGCAATGGAAGAATGTGGTGAACTAGTTCAGGCATGTTCTAAATATTTAAATCGTGGGGGAAAACGAAACGAGAGCAAAGTGCTCGAAGAAGCAGCTGATGCTCTCGTTATGATTACTGCTCTGCTACAAGCAATCGATATTGATGAGGATAAATTCTTTAAGCGAGTAGAGAAGAGCAAGAAGAAATTTGACAAATACTATGAAGGAGAAATATAGTGAGTGATGTAGTAACTTTAGTAACTGCAGGCGGCGAAATGGTTGGCCGTCTCAAAGAAGAGAATGATACAGGTATCACGCTCGAATCACCACGAGCTTTTGTGCAGACAGAAAAAGGTGTAGGTTTTGCACCAAGTGTATGTCTAACTGGAGAACGTGAACCAAAAGAAGTAACATTTGGTCGAGGCGGTGTTATTCTAATGTGTAACACAAGCGACGAAGTTTCTAAGATGTGGTTGCAAGCAACAACAGGTTTAGTAGTATGAGAGACAAATTGATCCTCACTGATTGTGATGGAGTCATGCTCGATTGGACTTACTCGTTTGATCAATGGATGAAACGCCATAATTATCGAATCCAATCACCTAATGAATATGATATTGGCAAGAAGTATGATATAGGTTTTGCTGAGAAGAAGAGACTTACTCGTATGTTTAATGAGTCTGCTTCTATCCGCAAGATACCACCTCTGCGAGATGCTATTAAATATATTCGTAAGCTTCATGAAGAACATGGATATGTGTTCCACGTAATCACATCATTGAGCGATGACGAATATGCCCAACATCTGAGGACGAAAAATCTTTGTGAGACGTTTGGTCATACAGTCTTTGAGAAATATGTGTATCTCGACTGTGGTGCTGATAAGGATGAGGCGTTAGCTAAATACAAAGAAACAGGTTGTTATTGGATCGAAGACAAACCTGAGAATGCGCTTGCTGGTCAAAATGTTGGTTTAAACAGTATACTGATGGCGCACGGTCATAATGTTAATTGTGAAGGTGCACATGTGCGCGTACAAAACTGGAAAGAAATTTACGAGATTATTGTTGGATGATTGTAGATAATCCTGCATGGCCAAAACAACATCATTTATTGCATTGGGGCGATAAAGATTCTGTATCTGGCACTCGCATTGAACAATATTATAATGATTTTAAACACGTAAGAATTGTACCTCATTCTGTTTTAATAGATCGTATGGACCATGTTTGTGAAAAAATCACAGGATTAGCAGTTACGAGACACTTTCAAGAAACATCTAAACCAAATTATAAAACATTTTTAAATAATCCAGATGCTGAATCTTTAGAATACAGTTATCGTAGATTTATAAAAATGAATTGGTTGGTAAAAAATATTTTAAACCATGGCTGTAAAGAACCTCTCAATGCTGTAATAGTACCTAATTTTAGAATGCGAGGTGATGGCAAATTTAAATGTACAGTTCATCCTGGAATTTTTAGATATGATGCTTTGGGTTTATGTGACTTAGATACACCATGTGTTGTTTTCGATGCCTTCGAAGTTTTTCCTGATTATCCCAAAGCTACTTTGACAGAAATTTTAGATCTATATCAAGATGATGTCGGTAGTATTTTTGAAATCACAATGTTACGTAATCCAAATACTTTGTTGACACCACAAATCGTAAACAAAAAGCCTGATGCAATCGCTACGAATATGGGTAAAAATGTAAAAGAATGGGAAGAAAGAGTCAGACATATGTTTGATAAAGACATCAATATTTTTATTGGCTATGATAGTAGACATTCAGATGCTACTAATGTTTGTCATAATACTATCAGAAGAAAACTTCCTGAAAAAATTAGTAGTAGAATTAAAATACACCATCTCGACGTATCTCAAATTGAGGGTTGGTCACGAGAATACAAAGATCAATCTACTGAATTTACATACACGCGATTTCTTGTACCATATTTGTCTAATTTTGAAGGCGTAAGTATTTTTTGTGATGATGATTTTATCTTTACAGAAAATATATTGAATCTTCTCTATTTCATTGGTCCTGATGATGCTGTAGCATGTGTTAAACATGACTTTAAACACAAGTATGATACAAAGTTTACAAATACTAAAGATGTATGGTATGATAAGAAACTCTGGTCAAGTCTGATGGTATTTAATAATAGTCATCCTGATTGTAAGAAGTTGACATTTGAATTAGTTCAACAACAAAGTGGAAAATATTTGCATCAATTCGAATGGACAAAAAATATTGGATCGATTCCCAAAAAATGGAATTGGTGTGAAGGATATAGTGATTTAAAAGATATTCATAAATCATATGGATTACATTTTACTCGAGGTGGTCCATGGATAAAAGATATGGATTGTAGTGATATTGCTGGATTAGAAGTATATGATGCTTATAGACTCATCGATCATATTGGACCAAGAAAAGATTACACTTATACAAATGATATGATCAGTATTTTAGATATGAATCAATATTACGATTTAGAAAATCCAGCTGCTGAACATACAGATAAAACATTATTTTGTAAGGCCAGATAAATAGAGATATTCGTTGAAGCTTGTATTAGGAAGTGCGGACGCGGGTTCGAATCCCGCCGCCTCCACCATAAACACATTGGCACGGACGTACAGTGTCGAAAATAAGACCAGTGTGTTTATGATGGGGGCGTTACGGAATCGACGGGCAACCGAAAGCAAGTGGAGAATCAGACGATGAACGCCGTCTGCAAAAACAGGGTTCAAAAAAATAGTTGCAAATGATGACAACTACTACGGTGATTACGCACTAGCTGCATAATGCCGCGGGGCGGCCACTGCCTTGTTATCCAAGTGTGGCATTTTTTTGCTATGAAGCAAGGAGGAGTTTATGTTTAAACTATTACTTGTTGTAATGTGTATGGTATGGTCAGAAGCTGCAGCTTCTGACGAGTGGATGCAAGATGAGATTGATTGTCTTGCAAAAAATATCTACTTTGAGGCGAGAGGAGAATCTCTGACCGGTAAAATTGCAGTCGCTAATGTCACGATGAATCGTGTAGAACACCATAAGTATCCTAGTACAGTCTGCGGTGTAGTGACTCAAGCAAAATGGTATACTAATTGGAAAGGCAATCGTTTACCTAAACGTAATCAATGTCAGTTCAGTTGGTTTTGTGATGGTAAGGCAGATGTACCTGTAGACATGAAAGCATACAAAGATAGTGTACGTGTAGCAGAAATAGTGTATCGCGGCTATCGAGATCTGACAGACGGGTCGTTGTTTTACCATAATACAAAAGTTGAACCATATTGGGTCGCTTCGATGGTTAGAACAAAGAGCATAGGTGCTCACGTATTTTATAGGTACGATAGATGAAAAAAATCTTGTTCGCTTTGTTTCTCTTAACGGGTTGCGGTGGCGGTAGCGGTAGTGATTCAACCATAGAAACAGTAGTAACAACACCTCCACCCTCAAACCCAGCAGAAGGTACAGTATTATCTGAATCTTGTGATGGTTACACTCTTATTCAAGAAATCGCTGATGGTAATGGCGGTTCAACTGAAGAGACAACTGAAAACTCAGAACAGTGTGGATATGAACCGCCCCCAGTGTTTGGCACTCCCGTTGGCGAATCTTATTGTGGAAGAAGTTTAGCAGAGGATAGATTTCTACAACTACTTGAATCAGTTTCGCATGCTCTCGGCGACGATAGATACCAAGATTATGCCGATGGCGAAGGTGGAGTGTATACCGAACGTATTGTACATCTTGATCAATCGTGTTTTGTACAAATGGATAGACCATCTGATTGTCCAACGGATGCAACTGACACTAATGATTCTCGTTATAGATATATGACATGTGATGGAATAAAACAAAAAACGGGAGTAGATTTCCCATACGATGAGTGGTGGGATAGCGAGGATAATCAACAAACCGCTGTGATTGATGTATTGTTTGTCGTCGACACTAATTTGTCTGAAGAAGAACGTGATGGCATGACTATAGAAGAATTTGTAGACAGACAAATATTTGAAGCAAACCACATGTACGATATTTCAAACACTGGGGTCAGAATAAGACGTGCTGGTATCAAAATGGTTGATGTCGCCCCTGGTGACTTGTATCGACAATACTCAGCATTCTTTAATGCACGATATGAATTCATTGGACTCGACGATTGGCAACTTGAAGCAGAAGCAGACTTAGTATTTCTTTTCAAAAGCAGACCAGAAGAACCGATTGCCTGTGGTGTTGCTAACTTAGATGCTACTCGAGGAATTGACAAAACTAGGGGCATCATACAATGTTATCACAATAGTGTATTCCAAGAAAATGCAGCTACACGATACTATAATCGAGCACACGAAACATTCGCCCACGAACTCGGACATCTATTAGGCGCTCAACACGAATGGAATGATGCGTCAAATAATTGGGGACTCTTTGAATTTTCTTATGGTTACAACTTACCAGGATACAACCCACAAGCAGACAATCCGGATTATGAGGGAGTCTATGGAGGTTATGGTACAATTATGACATACGCTGATCTTGCAACTGGTAGGTTTTCAGATCGCAGTCTTACCTGTTACTTCCCAGATGACGCAGGTGAATACGCAGGACAAGCAGTACAGTTTGGCACAGAAGGTGGATGCTTTTGTATAGATCCAATCGAAGATCAACCACCGCCCACTGACAACGTAGATAATTTCCGTAGAAGTCGATATATAATGAGTCAACTGCATGAATTAGAACATAATGTGCAGTTTTCGCCATCAGCTATGTACTTTGATGGTCTAATAATGGATAATAAAGATCCACTGATTTGTTTATTTTAATGGAACATGATTATGAAAAAGAGAAGCTACACAGCAGAGACAGTTAGGTCTCTACAAGGTTCTGTACAAATTGAACATACGCTTGCAAAAATGGGGGCAAGCAAGCTGCGTAAACTCTTTGAAGAACACGATTACATTAACACATTTGGTGCCTATAATGCACAACAAGCAATACAACACGTTAAAGCAGGACTTAAAGCAATTTATTGTTCAGGATGGCAAGTCGCTGCCGCGGCTAATTCTGACGGTGCTGTCTACCCTGATCAAAGCCTTTATTCTGTTAATAGTGTTCCTAACGTTGTCCGTAATATTAATTCGGGCTTCAGACGAGCTGATCAAATCTCAGTATCCGAAGGAGGATCAGGATTTGACTTTGCGCCAATCATTGCAGATGCTGAAGCAGGATTTGGAGGAGTCTTAAATGCTTACGAACTGGCACGAAATCTTATTGAGGCAGGCGCAGCGGCCGTCCACTTCGAAGACCAACTCTCCTCGGAAAAAAAGTGCGGACACCTCGGAGGAAAAGTCCTCATCCCGACTTCACAAGCTATCAGGAATCTTAATGCTGCTCGTCTTGCTGCTGATGTTGCTGGGACCGACACTGTTATTATTGCTCGAACGGACGCAGAATCTGCCAAGCTTCTTGCAAGCGACCACGACATCATCGATAAAAAGTTTATCAAACGCTATGGTTCAACAGGCGGAGCCTCAACGATTGGAAAAACCTCAGACGGATTCTACCAAATTGAGGAAGGCCGAGGACTAGAATTTGGTTGTGAACGTGGTGCAGCGTACGCAGAATACGCAGATCTCGTATGGTGTGAAACTTCGAAACCATGTCTTAAGGAAGCAAAGCGATTCGCTGACGCAGTGAAAGGGTCAGTCCCTGATGCGATGCTTGCATATAACTGTTCACCGTCTTTTAACTGGCGCAAAAGTATTCCTGGTGCCGCCGAGTTATCTGTATTTCAAAAAGAACTCGGTAAGATGGGATTCAAGTTTCAGTTTATTACGTTGGCAGGTTTTCATGCTACTAACTATGCTGTGTTTGATTTTGCGCTCCAGTATAAACAGCATGGAATGCTAGCATATTCGATACTTCAAGAGAAAGAGTTCGCCGCTACTAATTTCGGATATACTTCCGCAAAGCATCAAAGAGAAGTTGGTGTAGGATATTTCGATATTATTGCTGAAGCGCTTGGTTCAGGAAGTACAGCAGCTCTAGCTAATTCAACAGAGGCAGAACAATTTTAATGAGTTGGTTACAAAAAATTACTGGTTTTTTCGAAAAGCCAGTTGAATTAAATCCAATAGATAAAACAATTGTAGAGAAATTACCACAAGATGGCGAGGTCACGAAAGTATATGAAGCTCGATGGGTGTGGTATCATACTTTGCTAGCCGTAGAATTGTTTATTACAAACATTCTACTCATGTTAATTCTTTTCGTACTAGCAATTAAATAGGTAATATTATGAGTTCACAGTGGCACGGCGGTAAAGGGTCAGCACGACGACCTTCTTCGATTGATAGAGCGAAGTGGGAAGAAAACTATCACAAAATTTTTGGTTACAAAGAAGAGAAGAAACGTTGTATAGATTGTGGAGAAGATTTACCACACCATACACCTCAATGCATCCAGAAAGAAATTATGAAATAATTACATTGCTATGTACATATCCTGCCCATTTGGTAGAATGGGCCTTTGTTATGGAGATATGTGATATGGCGATGATGTTTACCAATACCCTCTCATACGACATGCAAGGCCGCAAGCGCAAAGCTCGTAGGGTCCGCGGCGAAGTCTTCAAGAAGTATAAAGCTCCAGCATTTGAGCCCCTCCAGTCATCCAGTGGTCCATACAGACGCGATGAAGGTATCGTATATAAGTCTGCAGACGATCATGGTCCTATCGCCCATGCACGTCCAGAAGCTCAGAAATACACAGGTACATTGGTCAAAGGTATCGCTACTATGCACAAGTCCAATGCTGTCCCTGTCATCGATCAGGAGCAAGCTACTGACATCTCGAGCATGAGACGATGACAAATCCTGTAGCTCTATACATGATGGCATCGTACGCATACTATATGGCAGATGATCCCATCATGACTGACGGTGAGTTTGATGCGCTGGCCAAGAAACTTTTAGACAACTACGATC